ATAGACAAAGCATCTGTCTCTAATGTTCCATCAATATCTGCGTTACCTGAAATATCTAGTGAACCTGCGTCCAATTCTCCAGAAAGAGTAAAGTTACGTACACCAGTATAGTCTTTATTAGAATCAAGCACCATTGCTTTAGAGGCGATAGCAGTACCTACTGCTGTGCTGCCTAAGTCTAATGCATTTAACTCTCCTACAACAGCAGTGATACCATCTAATGCATTTAACTCAGCAGCAGTGCTAGTTACACCATCAAGAATATTAAGTTCTGCTGTAGTAGCAGTTACTCCATCAAGAAGATTTATCTCTGTAGCTGTTGAAGTTACTGCTACATCCTCGTTAATTTTAGGTGATGTAAGAGTTTTGTTTGTGAGTGTTGCAGTTGAGGCGGCTGATAATAGACGAGAGTTACCACCCGTACTTGGTAAAGTAAGAGTATTTGTAGCACTTTCAGAGTGGGGCGCACCTATAAGTGTTTGTGCGTGAGCATTGGAGCTTTCACAATAAAATAGTATTTTAGAAACAGTATTACCACTATTTTTAAGATCAATAATACCTGCTTCAATTCCTACTTGACCATCAATTAAAACAACACCAGTACCTTTAGGAGTTAAGTTAAGATTAATATTTGTATCCCCACCAGTAGAAGATATAGTAGGTCCACTGCCTGATGCAGCATTAGTTATATCTAATTGATTTACTGCACTACTTGTAGTTTGAAAGATAATTTGTTCATTACCGTTTTCATCACCAATAAAGTGTGCATCGTCAATTAAAATATTGTGGCTGTTTGTATCTAAATTACCACCTAGTTGTGGGCTTGTGTCTTCCACTACATTAGACAAACCAGAACTTGTAGCAAGACCAGATACTACAGTGCTTCTAGTAATTCTTTTTAATCCTCCACCAGAAGTATCTATAGCAAGAAACACATCGTCATTTGCTACGGTACTAATTTCAGATAAATCACCTAAAGTACTATTGCTTGCATCAAGAATATTTAATTCTGCTGCTGTAGCAGTAACACCATCAAGTATATTAAGTTCTTCAGGAGTAGAAGTAACAGCAGTGTTACTAGCTGCTGCTAATACTGGTACTGTACCACTTTGGTTTGGTAGGTTAATAGTTCTATCAGCAGTTGGGTCTACAATAGTAAGAGTAGTTTCGTGTGCGTCAGCAGTTGCTCCTTCAAAAAGAACAGCATTTTGTGCATTCATTGTCACTGTATCTACTACAGTAGTAGTGCCACCTACAGACAAATTACCTGTAATAGTAAAGTTACGAATACCTGTGTAATCTTTATTTGAATCTAATACTACAGCTTTAGAAGCAATGGCTGTTCCCACTGCAGTGCTTCCTAAATCTAGTGCATTAAGTTCGCCTACGACTGCAGTAATACCGTCTAATGTATTAAGCTCTGCTGCTGTTGAAGTAACATTAGTACCGCCTATATCAAGCGTAGTCATAGATATTTCACCTGCTACGGTTACTACACCATCAGCAAGGGTAATTAAGTCTGTGTCATCTGTATGACCAATAGTAGTACCATTAATAAGTACATTGTCTATATCAAGTGATCCACCTGAAATAAGCCCTGTAGTAGTAATTGTACTTGAACCATTATCTATACTACCAAAACCAGAGGTAATAGAACCTGCATTTAATGCACCTGTAGAAGTAATACTAGTTGTAGTTACTCCATCTACATAGGCTTTAATAGACTGTTGACTTGCAATACCTGTTGCTGAGTTACTTGCAAAGTTATCTTCATCAAGAAATGCTTTACCATCAAGTATGTTTAATTCTGCTGCAGTAGATGTAACTCCATCTAAAATGTTTAGTTCTGCAGTTGTAGCTGTAACACCATCAATAAGATTAAGTTCTGCAGCAGTTGCAGTCACCCCATCTAAAATATTAAGTTCAGCGGCGGTGGCTGTTACACCGTCCATAATATTAAGTTCAGCCGCTGTAGCAGTAACTGTCGTACCGTTAATAGCAAGGGTATCTATTTCTGCTGTACCATCAATAAATAAGTTACGCCACTGTTGACTTGAAGAACCAAGATCATATGTATCATCGTCATCAGGAATAATACTTGAGTCTACATCAGCACCAAACACAACGTTATCTGCTGCTGCATCACCAAGGGTAATAGTACCACCATTAAAAGTAGTAGTGCCTGTTACAGTAAGGTTACCACCAACGGCTAGATTACCTGATATATCAGCAGCACCATTTATGTCAATAGTAGTAGCAGCAATTTGTATCTCTGTATCAGCTACAAGGTCAAGCTGCCCGTCAGCACTAGAATTAATATAGATAGCAGTATCACGAAACTGTAGTTTTTCCGTAGACGCAATAAGTATATCATCAGAAAACTCAAAGTAATCTTCATCCTCCATCCATTTTAGCACACCGTCATTAGAGCCACCATCAAACGTAAGAGTAACGTCAATAGTGTTATCTCCTAACGTAATACCGGGAGTAATCAAACCACCAATAGGCCCACCTTCTCCTGCTGTACCATCGTGAGAGTGTCCAGAGGTAGCAGCAAAGGCAGCAACAAGTTGATCAAACTCTGTGTTAAACAGGTCTGCTGTAATTGTATCACCGTCAGTGAATGTTGATTGTCTTGTGTATGTAGAACCCATCTAACGTCTTGCTCCTAATTGATATTCTAGCTGAAACCCCTTGAGGGAATAAGGTGCAGTCACCCCGCCATCATTAACTCTTAATACGACTGAAAAACCTGAACCCTCTACAGACTGTCTTACAAGAGGCTGTGAAGGACCGCCAAAGATAAATTGTACTAAAGACTCTTCTGTACTAAAACTAGATACCCCAAACAAAGCTGCAACATCTGCAGTATCTAAGGGGTAAGCAGCAGGTCTTGAAGAGTCAACGCTTTCGTTATCATACCTTACTAAAAGATCAGCGTCAATAGCTGATTCAGGTTTGTAGTTAAGTATAACCCTTTGCATGTGCTTGCGTACACCAGTATCTCCAAAGCTCATGTCAGAACTTCTGTACTTTCCAAGTATAGCAATGCCGTCAAAAGTATTGCCTATTTCTTGACGGTGTACGTAACCTTCAAAGTCTCCATGAAGAACAAACGTATTACCTGTTTCAACAAAGGTATCTGTAGATGCAGGTTTAACCCCACGAATTTCAGAAAACTCAAAGCCATTTTCTTTTAGTACACAAATAATACCTCTTGTCTGTGCGCTAGACTGACCTGTTTTACTAAAGAATATTCTGTACTGTGTCTTATCTGCTATTACTACACTTTCAAACAAAGAACTGTTCTTAATGTTTTCATCAAAAATAGACTGTACATTTCTACTAATTGTACCAAGTTCAGTATCACCAATACGTGCAGTAGCAGCAACAGTACGTAGCCCATCAGGACCAAGAAAAACTAAATCACCACCAAATTCTTGAATAGTGTCACCGTTAATGCAGCCAATACTTCTTGTAACAGCTTGAATAGCAAAATCAGATGAGGTATTTCCTGTCAGTTTAAATATTCTGTTCTCACAAAAGATAAAAAGAGAATCACGAAAAACTTTTATACCTGTAATAGTGTCATCTACTCTTATACTTCCTGCAGGATCAGAAGCACTAGCATCAAAATTATCTTCATCAAAACCTACACTAAAAACTAACTCTTCGGGTGTAGTACTTTTACCTGCATAAAACATTCTGTTTGCAAAAGATGCAATAAACTTAGAACCAACAACAGAAGTTGTAGTAACATCTACTACGTTCATAGACGAGTCAATAACTACAGGGGCATTAACCTCATCAACAAGAATAATTTTATCTGTGCCATTAAAGTTAAACCTTTCAAAACGATACTTACCTGCATTAGTTCTGCCTGTATCTCTTTCTGTCCAATTTTCTGAAACTTGAATACCAGAGAGGTGTTTAGCAGCATTAGTGCTGTCTACTTGCCGTGTTACACCTGTAAAAGTGGGAGGGTCAGATGACGCATTAATACCTGTATAAGTAAAACGTTCAACAGTAGTTTCTGTAATAGCCATTTCAAGAGTGCCACTACTAGAAAAACCAGCAACACTATCTACGCCTATTGTTCCTGAACCTGTCATACTAGTATTAGCTTCAATAACAGTACGTAGTTCAGCAGAAGCACTTGTCCATATCTTCTCACCTCTAGCAGCAATATACTTATCTGCAAATTTAGCAATCATAAGTACTTTTTCACCAGAGCTATTAGTCTGTGGTATAAGTTGGTTAATTAATTTTCTGTGGCCATTGATACGTCTATAGCCACCCTCAACGTCAGGCTCAAAGTTTTCTAAAACTAAAGCCTCTCCCGGCTGCATAAGAAAAGTAGAACGGTTTTTAACTAAACCGCCCTCACAATTAAATGCTGCAGGTTGTGATCCAGAACTATCAGGCACTAGCTTATGACCCCAGACATAAAGTTACCTGAACCACGTGGCCTTGATACAACAGTAGAGCGAAGATATTCATATTTATTAATAAGAAGACTTTGCATATTTTTAATGCCTTGCTCAAACCTAGCAAAATTTAATTGATACTGTTGCATTTCACCACGATACTGATAAACAAATGCAGTAGCACCATCTATAACTACAGGAGCAAATCTATCAGGAATGCTAGTAGTATCTCCATGTGCAGAAAGATCAGAAGGAAATGTGTAGTAGTCAAATGTCAAGGTATATTCTTTATCAGGAAAAGGATAAAGTAAATAATTATTATCAGGTGTACGTACAATATTTCTAGGCACACCACCGCTTTCAAACTGTGCTACAAATACGCCATCTGCATGTATAGCAGCAGTAGTACTATTAGCACCACGTGTACATCCTGTAAGATCATTACCTGATATAGCAGTATAAGTTACTTGTTCACCACCAAGATAAATAGTACCAGACGCATCAAAACCTGTAGTAGATGTAAGAGTTAATGTAGCTACAGATGCAGAGTGTGAACCATTTAAAATAGTAGAAGTTATTTCATCTTCTTGATTAGCATATTCATTTTGTATATATTCATTATAGTTTAATGTAGTAAGATTAGTACCTGATGCGTTAAGTGTAGTATTACGTTTAATTCTAGCAGTATTATAATCTACAGATTTAGTGCTTGTAGGTAAAGTATATTTAACTTTTCCCGGCACTATAGTTTCTGTATTTGTTGCATGATTAAAAGAATACCCAAACTCTCTTTGATTAATGTAACGGATAGCTTCATTAACAGCAGCCTTACACTGTGTCTGTACACCTCTTGATCCAGTAAAGTTACTAGAGGTAAGCTCTACTTCATTCATACGAGTAATGGTACTATTAGTTAATGAAAGAAAAGTAAGAGCCATTATGTTTCCTTAATAATCCTTGTCTGCCCCAAGAATTGTTTGTTGCATAAACTTGATACACCAATGGGGCCAGCATATAGCCAGCCCCAAAGTATATAGGTTTATTAAATGAGGTCACGTTGAGCAACAGCAGCCTCAGTTTTTGCAGCCGAAACATCTGCAACTACTGCATATACCCGAAGGCGTCCAGTAGCAGGTGCAGCACCAGCAACAAGAACGTCAATGGTATCAGCAGCACCAACACATGCCAAAGCAGCAGCAGCAAACGTAGAAGCTGCGCCTGTATTGACAACGTTAGCTTCACCGTTAGTACCTTTTGCAAGGTATGTACCGGCAGCAGCAGTCAAGTCAGCACCGTCAATAATGTCATCGCCACCAGCAAAGTCAATATCTGCAGTACAAGAAGCTGTAAAAGGCTTCATGATTTCTGCACCAGCAGCAATAATAACTGATTCAGCAGGGATTTCTAGCAGTTGAAAGATATCCCCGTTTGCGCCAGAATAACCAGCAGCAACCATTGCATCAATATCTAAGATTGCTTCAATGGTCCGTACAGTGTTACCAACATTGGTTGGAACAGCAAGAACGTTTGCCCCAACGCCAGCAGTATCACTGGAAGTCATGTCATAAGTAGCCATAATTTATATCTCCCTTATGCTGCGTTATAACGGGCAGTAACGATT